CTGCTGCCTCTGTTGAATCGCAAGTTTCTGGAGGGTCTGATATTGGACTAAATTTAATATGGTTTTTATCTAAATGAAAACTTGCAGCATCACCGACTATGGTTACTAAATCTTCTATTGGATCTCTTGTTGATGCACCCCTTGTCCTAGCTACTGCCATACACACTCTGGCTGTGGCTTCAAATTCCTCTCCATTCATATCTGTTGTACCAGCTACCCAATCATTTGGAGATGTCCAACTCATAACACCAGATACTTTTGCTCCGTTAGTTGTATCAGTTACGCTTAATAACTCCCAACTATCGCCATCCCAATAATGATATGTAAAACCTAAATCCTGTTGGGCTGTCGTACCAAAACTCCAGTTAATAGTGCTGAATGTTGCAGAATTACAAGTATAAACAACATCATCGTCTGTTTCCCATAATGCTGTATCTGAACCAGTATCAGTAAAATTAGCAGTTACATCTGTTGAAGTTGCTCCTCCTGAATCCCAATACCAAGCCTTATCAATAACCGCAGCCTCTCCCATTTGAATTATATGAGTTATGTTTGGGTTTAAGTGTAAAGCTGTTGTTGTGGATTGTGTTGGCTGACCGATTAAATCCATACTAATATAATGAGTTGTGCTGGTTGATACTCCTGTTCCATCAATTTCTAAACTAATCATCTCTGCGTTTTTACCAGAAACAGGAACACTTGAATATTGATAAATATTAAGCCCTACTATACCATCTTTATTATTACCATCAACATCAATAGTCAATGCTTGGTGTTGGTCTGCTCCTGCTGTATCTTCTATATAAACTCCGTGGAAACCATTACCCTCGTCAATATGTATTTCAAATTTTGCATCTGCATTAGTTCCAATGTCTACAGAAATCACCCCATTATCTCCAGCAAAGAATACTGGATGCTCATAAACAATATAACTCATCCCAGTAGCATTTACGATTGTGTCATCCCCTGCTGTTCCAAAACTTAATACTATTTGTTCATTATTTAATACTTGCGTTATTTCACCAGTAGTTCCTTTATAACTTGGTGTTGAATCAATAACTGTAAAGAAAGCCCCCTCATAAGTTGATGTTGGTGTTCCAAAAGTTGCATTAGCGTCTGTAATTGTTTGAGTAGAGGCAGTTAAGGTTGCATCGCCTGCTATATTACTTGAAATTGTGGTATCGCCATTATCATTTATTGATAACCCTGCACCATAAGGTATAGCATTTGCTGATAATCCTAATGTGCTGTGTGTTCTTCCGCTTGCATATATATCACCGTTTTCATTAAAATATGGCAAACCATTATAAGCTGGTGGTGCTGACCCTACTTGTAATCTAGTAGTTGAGGCAACTGTTCCAACTGTTAATTCACCAGCATATAATGAATTTGTTGTTGTTGCATTTCCATCTATTCTAAAGTCTCCAATAATGGTTGAAGAAGCATTTGAAAGAAAACCAGTATCAAACCCTATAACTGTTGATGTGGTTACTCCCCAACCCACATCAGTCCATGCAAAATCACTAATAGATGAGAAACAATTAGCACCACTAAAACAGAACTCTGCTGCATCTACTGTGGCTGAAGTTGTGGCTGCACCTGTTATATTTAAACTATCACTAAAGACAAAATCTGTACCATCGTGGTCTAATGTTTGACCACCTAAAGTTAAATTTTCATTCGCAGCTAAAGTTACTCCAGCAAAAGTCCAAACACCAGTCCCGACATCTGTTGCGGTATTATCTATAATAGCAATTATTTCAGCGTGCGAATCTACATTAGGGTCTTGTTCGCCACCAGCTAAAGCTGTTGCTGTATCTGCGTTACCAGTAACTGCACCTGTCAAAGCTCCATAAGCCATACCTTCCCACTCTACATCATCCAACACACACATATCATTTACAAAATCTATATTTGCGCCTGTGCAAGCTCCGACTTCCAAAGCGTTAGTTGTCGTAGCATTTGCGTTAATTAAAGTTCCAAAAGTATTTACACCCGTAAATGTTTGGGTTGCTTCTAATAAGCACATCATTCCCGAACTTCCAGGAGAAGTAATTGTTAAATTAGCATTGCCGTCTGTTACTGCAAATTGTGTATAATGAGCGTCGCCATCGTGTAATCTAATATATGTTCCACCATCAACAGAACCATCTAAACAAGAACCATCAGCGCAATCACCAACAGCTGTCACATCGCCAGCAGAAGTCCACGAAGATATACAATTTGCTCCATCAATACAATATTCTTTTGCGTCAACACTCTTTGTTGTTGTGGCGCTTCCGTCTACTCTTATATCTGAAACAGTTGATGTGGCTTGATATACTCCACCAGAAGTTCCTACAAGCAAATCTCCTGCTGTTGGGACATCAGAAGTGCCAGTGCAACCCTGATATGGGAAACATTTAGTAGCACCCAAATTCTGTCCACCCTGTAAATCTCTTAATTCATCAATGGTAATATTTATTCCATAAGCTACAATAGGAATTGATAGTAATAAAAGACTGTATATAATTATTTTTTTCATATTATTTACGATAGTCCACCAAAATAAGAGATGTAGTTGGTGGAGCAGTTACAAAACTAATTGTTCTTTTTGAAATTGTATAATCATCTGTAAGTTTAAGTCGTTGTCCATTAACATAAACTTTTAATGAAGTAGGAGGATTAGGCGTTGCTGTTAAAACAAAATCTTTATTTGTTCCATTAACAGTTCCTGTAGGAGTTTCTGATTCAATTAAGTGTCCGTCCATAGCAATCTTAGAAAAACCACCACCCCCAAGAGGTCTGCTTTTTAGATATGCTATTTCTTCTTTTAAAGTATTCATTTCTCCTTTATCTGGTTCTGGTAGTTCATCTAAAACCTTTTTAATAATTTTTTCTTCGTCTGCATCTTTTCCATCTACACCATCTCTTCCATCAATACCATCATAACCATCTCTAATCAAATTCATTTTTCTATCAAGTTCTTTTAATTTTTTGTTAACTTCGTTTCTAGTAAAAAGTTTGTTAATGGCTTCCATTGTTCTGTTTCTAAATCCTGCTAATGTGCTATCGCTATCTTTTTTGGCTTGGTCAATTACTTGGTCAAATACTTCTGATAGTTGTCTTAATTTTTCTTTTTCTTCTTTAGTTTTAAGATTAATCTTGTCTATTAATTTAACTTCTAATTTTAAGATATGGTCTATAACCTTTTTAAACGCAGCTAAAAACTCCTCACGACTTAATCCGTCATTAGCTATTTTTAACATTTCTTTTAATCTTTCTGATTTAGTTGACATTTTATTTGAATATGCTATAACTAGAACATGTTTTATATACTATTATTTCTAATTTTATTAGCAATATCTCCAATATTGGCATTAATATACATTTGTGCTTTGATTTTTTTATTTATTATATATCTTTATAGCCACGATCTACTTTAAACCACTTGTTAACTTTTCAAATGCTCTTCTAATAAGTTCATTTGCATCATTAGCTTTCTTTAATTGTCTTGCAACATGATTCACCCATTAATAATTAATTTTAAATAACTATATGATATTTTTAATATCTCTAATACCAGCAATATTAATTGGACTTATAAGTAATTTCTGGATTTTTCTAATAACTTTTATCATTATTTATTCTTTTATTAAATTAAATGATAAATATCTTTGGTTTTAATCATTTAAAATATCTTGAACTGCTTTAATTCCTTGTCTACTTAATAATATTAATGCCTGATTTAATTCCTGTACTGATTTTTGCATAAGTTTATCTGCTAATCTATTTTTTTGAACAGCTTTCATTGTATTCCACCAAGTAGAATTAATTATTTCTGTTAGAATACCTAAACTTAAACCACCAACAACAACCCCAGGAGCACCTCCAACAACTGCACCAGTTACAGCACCACCACCAAAAGATAAACTTCTAATCATATTTAACCATTTATGACCACCTTTTCTAAAAGCTGTTTCTGATAATATTTCTGCCAATTCACTATTCAAATGAAATGTCTCATTAATTTTAGCATATTTAATATTATGTGGGTCTTTGTTTAATAAATCTCTAATAGCACTATCTACTTTTTTAACTTGTGATAGTGTTTTATTATCCATTATTGTTTTTTGTGCTCTTCTTGTTTCATAAACTTCTCCACCATATTGTTGTGCTAATTCTCTTAATTTTTGTTGTCCTGCTTTACTATCTTTTATTTTATCAAAGGCATCAACTGCCAATAAATCAGCTTTTAAATTATCAAGTGCTTTTACTTTTGGTTTATTAATAAAAGATACACGACCACTCTCTAAAGTAAATTTAGCTATTTCATCATCTATCATGTTTTGAATACCTTTTATATCAGCATAACCTTTTAATTTACCCAGTTGTTGATACTCTTTTTCTGATAAAGATATTCCAGTTTCTGCTTTTGCCATTAATTTTTTATGTGTTCCCCACACTTCATTATCTAATAATTCTGGTATAATCTTTTCTGCCTTTTCTTTCATTTTTTCTTTAGTTGCATTTAATCCTCTTTGATATTGTTCAACTGCTTTTTGTCTTAATTTTTTAACTTTACCAACAGTTTTAAATCGTTTTCTTGCCATTAAACCACCAGTAATTGAACCAATAATTCCACCAGTTAATGCACCAGTTAATCCAGCCCCAACAACTTTACCAATAGGTTCATCTTCTTGTAATGCACCAGATACTCCAAAACCAGTCCCTATTGTAGCTCCTTCTATTCCAAATTTTTTAGCACCCATTTTAAATGCTTGTTTAGCTGTTGTTGCTTTTGTTATTGGTAGTGCCTTTCCAAATTTACCAAAAGCTACTATATCCATTAAAACACCAAGCCCCTCACCATATATTTGTTTAGATGATTTTCTAATTGCTGGTAATTGCTCACTAGCCATAGCAACATTTTGTCCTGATGATAATTGACTCATAATTCTCCTTGTTTGAACTGGAGAAGCATTTCTTAATTGTTTTGCCAATCTTAATCTACTATCTGCTTCAGCTATAGCTGCTTCATTTATTTCTTTTGATTTACCAGTTAAAACTGCTGCCGCCGTACCAAGTGTTTCTCCAAATGCTTGCTCTGATGCTGTAAAGAAATCTAATACTTTTCTTCCAAATCCTTTTTTTTTCTTTTCTGGTTCAACTTCAGTAATTTGAGACCTGTATTGTGGATATTTTGCAAGTGTTGTATTTGCCACATCTAAATCACTCATATTTCTATATTGAGGATATTTTTGTTTAATTAATTGTCCAAATTGTTCTTTTGTCATATTTTTATAATATTCCTAATGGATCATTTTCTGCTTCTTGTGTAAAGCCACCCGTATATCTACCACCCATTTCTTGTGCATCAATATACCTATTAAAATCCGTTTGAATATCATTAATTAATTCTCTAATTTTATATTCTGCCGTTTCTGGTGTATCAGTAATTGTAGCAAGAATTTTCTTATATTTTTCTTCATCTTCCTTTCTAAGAACACCACCCTCTAACGCTTTACCAACTTTTTGTCTAATTCTATCTATATCAGCTTGAATTTGTCTTGCCCTTGACCAAGGATTTAATTTTTGTAGCCCCTTGATAGGACCCATGAATTCAAGATTCGCCGCAACCTTATCATTCAAATCAACCAACCCATCTAAAGCATTTTGTGTTTCAGCTATTTGTTTAATAGCTGTTTCTGATAATTTTGTATTAATACCACCTATTTGTGCATTTCTCATAACTACTTCATTTCTTAATGCATTTGGAATACTTGACAAGCTTGTTTGACCTTGATTAAGTGCTTGAGCATAAGCACCAATTAAATCTATTCCTTGTGTTTGTTGAACTTCTGCTTCTTCTTTAATTAAATTATCATATTCTGAACGATAATTTTCTGTATTACTTAAAACAATACCAGCTTCTTGGGGTGATAAATTCTGAATTTTATTTTGTATAAAATCATCAAAACTTATTGGTTCAAATTCTGGAATTGGTTGTGTGGGTACAAATCCACCCCCACTTATTCCTGCCACCCCGCCACTAACAACTGGTGCTATTGGTATATTTTCACCTAAAATCTGTGTTGCTTCATCAAGAGTTCTTGCTTTACCTATTCTACTTAAAACACTTGCATCAGTTATTCCTGAACTAATTGCCTGAAGTTTAATATTCTGGATACTTGTTTCAAGTGCTTTTCTATCTGCTATAGCTGTTTGTTGGTCTGCTAAAAATAAGTTTAAAGCATTTGCGTAATTTTTTTCCTCCTTATTAAGACTACCTTCAAGAAGTTCAAGTTGTTGTACTTTTATATTAATATCTTCTAATAATGGATTATATTTAGCATCAACTGCGTCTTGAGCAATTTCATTAGCAAAAGATATATTATTCATCATTGCTTGAGCTTGAGCTTGTAAAAACATAATATCTGATTGTGCTACCCGCCTTGCCGCTGCCTCTGCCCCAGTTTGTCTCATAAGTGTCATTGGTGTAGCTTGAATTTCAGCTAAACGCTTTTCTAAAGCTGCGGTTTTAATACCTATTTCATTATTAATACTTGTAAGATTCTTTTTTAATTCAGTTATCCCTTGTTCTTCTAATGTTTGTTGTCTTAATTCTTCTCTACCTGCTGTTTCTCCAAGCAATTCACTAACTTGTGTTGTTAAATCACCAACTTCTTTAGATGTATCTGTTTCTGGTGCAACTAAATTTAAATAATCTTGAATACTTTTACTTGTTTGTTTAGAAGTTTCTATTGTAGAACTAGGAGGCGTTGATGTAAATTTATCTCCCTGTACACCACTTATATCTATACCTTCTCCTTCTGCCATTAATTGAGCATCTATAACTGTTCCACCACCTATCTTGTCTCCTAATGTCCATCCACCAGCAAGCAAATTACTAGCTTCTGTTGAACCAGTAGCTACTATTTTCTTCTCTCCCACTGGAGAGGTAAGTGTTGCTGGTTGAGAAAAGAATAATCTTGGATCACCTGGTTTTGGTGAACTAATATATTTAGACCATTCATTTTCAGGAATACCAGCACTTGCCAATTGTTCTCGCTTTGCTTGCAAATCAGCTTCGTCTGAAATTTGTGTACTTTGTCTTCCTGTTGCTGGGTCTATCCAGCCACTGTTTTGTCCACCAGCCATTGAAACTCTTGGCTCGTCTGGAAAAGTTGTTTGTATGTCTCCTGTTGGTAAAGGTTGTCCTGGTTGTATTTGTAATCCAGATATTGCTTTTCTAAATTCTTCTGGGCTTAATTGTTGTCCCAACCCTTGTCCAGGAACATCACCAAAAGTAGAAACAACATCAGCAATATTATATTGTGATAAACCTGAAAGTCCAGCACCTTTCATAAAATCAGCCACTTGTGTTCCTCTATTTACACCACTAACTTGTGGAAAAAGGTCTTTATTTAAACCAAGTAATTTACCACCTTTAATAGCATAAATATCTGGTCCGCCTTTTTCTTGAAATATCTCACCCTCTTCTGGAACTCCAAAAGTTGCTGTTTGGGCTGGTATATTTCCAAAAGCTGGATTTCTAATTGTTTTTTGTCTAGGCATATTATTTATAAACTTCCTCTGTGAGTTCGTTTAATTTATTTATAATTTCATTAATTACAACTGGGTCTTGTGGTTTATAGTTATGATTTCCAATTTTAAAACTTCTATTCACCTTTTTGAGTTTTTTGTCTTCTATTTGTTTTTTAGTCATATTAATCTGTAACCCTATCCATTAATAATTTTGTTGGAGCAATAGCTTTTCCTATTTTTCTTGTATTAGTTCCAGGTGTTAACCCTATTGCACCACCAGTATCTGTAAGATAATATTCTTTTAAAGGAGTTAATCCCCAACCAGTTTTGGTTATAACACTATTTACCTGACATTTTACTGTATTACCAGAAGTAGTTGTCGCTTGTGCAAACCCAAGAAAACTATCAGTAACCATTTCAACATCAGCTTTTGATTTCCAGCAAAAACTATCACCAGTATTAAAGGTTGTAAAAACGAAATCTACATAAGTCCACGCTGTTTCATTTGTCCAATCCGCACCAGTATATTCTTGAAATTCCCCGTCTGTATAATTATCTGTTGAGTTGTTACCATCAATTCGTAAAAAATAGTTATCTGAATCACTTAACGCCCCATCTCTTTGAAATACTATCCAATAAGTAGTAGATACTGTTAAACTTGCTGGGGTTGAAAATATAAATTCCTGTGTTACTGTTCCAGATAATCCACTTCCAGCCACATCTTGTGAGGTTGCTATTGGAGTGCCATCTGGTTCACCACTATTATCGCCCTCAATAGTTACATAACAATTATCTGATGGGCTACCGTTTTTCCCAATTTTAATAATTACACCAAAAATCTTTTCATTGCTTAAAGCTGTTTGAAATGATTGTGCGAGTTTTTGTGAATCAGACGAACGACCCATTGTATTTGTCTCCACATCTGTTGTTTGACTTTGGTCTTCGTGAACGCCCCCCAATCCATCACCAGCAGTTACATTTTCTCTAGCTGTAAGTGATTCAAATGTTGAAAGTGCTGAACCTTCCTCTGTTTTGATAGCTGCATCATCTAAACTTGCATCACTTTCATCAACTAAATTTGTTCCTGATTTTGCACCAACAGTAGCATTATTATCTGGTTTATTTGTATCATCATCAACCACTTCTGACCAGTTGTTATTATCAGCAGTTACATCTGAACCATCTGCTGGTTTATTTCCATCATCATCAACAATATCTGACCAATTCTCTCCTTCATCAGGCTCTTCTACTGGTTTCTCATTAGGGACTGGGGTATCATCAATTTCAAAACCCTTTTGTTCTTTTGGTAATTCCATTCCAATAGGAACAAAGTTTGGTTCTAAGTTTTTTGGTGTAATACTCATATTAATCTAATTTTAGATATTTATACTCTGGAGTTGTTGTAGTAGTTCCCAATAATTCCACTCTAATCTGTAACATTTCACAAGCAGGAATTTTAACATCAGTATGATAACTTGTTACACCAGTTCCTATGTTAGTGGTTGTATAAGTCCCAACAGTTGTCCAGCTATCCGTTAGGTTAATTCTATATTTAATCTGTATTCCTTCACTTGCTGCTAATTCTTTTGCTAATACAAACTCTAAATGACTAAATTGTCTTTTGTTTAAATGTGTTCCTATTTGATATAATGGGCTGTCAAAATATGTTTTTGTATAAGTTGTTGTATATAAATATGAAGTAGGGCTTGTAAGGTCAATTCCATAAGTTGTATTATCTCTCCATCCAATAAGTAGTGTATCTCTAGTTACGGGAAATAATGCCCCAATAACTAATGGATTAGCACTCCCCATAGTAAGAGTGCTAATTGTATGTTCAAAATTGAGAATATTCCCCTTAGAAGTTTCTCGTAAACTATATACACCCATTCCATCTGCAATATTAGCTGAACTTATACCAAAAAATAATCTATCTTTAAAACTACATATAGCACCAGGATAAGGTTCAATATATTTGCCACCTGCCGTATTGGCAATTGATTGTGGAATTTGAGCTATCTTCCACGCTTGTACTCCGTTTGATTTATAAATATCACCATCAATTCCTGCAAGGATATATAAATATCCACCTATATTAATCATTGCATTTACTCCATTCTCATTTAATATAATCGGTCTATTATAAGTTGTTGAACTTCCATCCCACGGAAAAATATCAGCTATACGGTTATCAAAAACGTCATCACCTTTCCAAGTGCCTATCATTAAATTATTACCTTGTTCTGCTAAACATTTTATACGATAATCTTCTGGCAAGGTTAATGCTTTTGCCGTCCAAGTATATGTTCCGCTATCACCATCAGCAAAATTTTGCCCGCTAACCTCTGCTAAAGAGGAAATATATCTTCCACCGCCTATATAAAGTTTATCATCTAATTTAGAAACAAGTGCTGGTTGCCATAATGAATCACTGTTTAAATCTGTTTGAAATTCAAGCCAATTAGGTGTACCAGATAAAGGTCCATAAGTATCAATTTTTGTATCCAACATTACAAAAAGATAATCTTTCCAAACAGCAAGTCCCTGACCTGCTCCAGCTCTATCCGAAAGTTCAGCCCAAGTAGCACCATCATCTCCTGAATTATAAACTACTCCATTGCTATCAATAGCATATATTTCTTCTGGTGCAGATGGATTTCTAACTATCCATTTAATTTGTGCATCAACCGTGGTGCTACTTTTTTTAACAGGTATAGTATTAAGTTTAGCCACTCCAGGAACAGAATAAATATCTAAATTCCTTATATCACCAAAACCCACATGCGGACTTGGTGCTATCCCCTGAAGGGGTGCATTTATAATTAATGGTTTTGGTTCTGCCATATTATTTGAATCTTCGTTTTTTAGTTTTAATTGTTGTTTCTAATTCTTTACCTCTATTTCGCCAGTAATCCATTATAGCTTGTTCATCTAAAAATATCTGTTGTGCTACATTACCTGCATGTGGTAATTTCTTTTCAATTAAAAATGGCAAAGAAGCATGTCTTGCCAGATAATCGTGATGTATTACTGGAATGCCTGGTGTTTTAGATATTTCAACAAATTGATGCAAACCTGTTCCATCATCTGTAATAGTTACAGCTGTCCCAGTATGTGAAGTTGCAACCTTAAAAGTATCAGTTGCTTTATCTCTAACATAATAAACTTGAGTATCAGCAGTATATCCAGTTGGTATAACCCCAGCAGTTGATAAAATTACTGTATCACCATCAGAAAGTCCGTGTGCTGTTGCATTAATGGTTTCAGAAGCATGAGTAGTTGTAAAAGTTTCATAAGCAAATTTAGACATTTCTCTATTTGCATAACATCTTAATCCGTTTGTTTCTGCATAATCTGGAGCAGGTCTAATATAAATGTAATCTCCCATTTTAGTCCAATATTGTGGTGTTCCCCTATCCCCAGTATCAGTTGTATAAAGTTCTACAAAATCATCAAGGTGTTCAAATTCTTCTCTATATAAATCCATTTCTTTAGCATCTTCATCTAAAGCCGACACTTTTAGAATTTCTAAAACTTCATTTGTAAAAGATGATATTTTATAAGCATTAGTACCAGCTACCAAGCTTTGTGTTTCTACTGGTACAGAAGTATGATTAACATCATCAAAATTCCCTCTAGGGGCAGATTGTGAAGCTAAATACCAATATTTATCTAGTGCTTGATTAACTCTAGCAATCTTGTCCCTAAGTGAATACACCTCATCAGTAACTCCACATATTCTATTAATTTCGTCATTTAAAGTATTTTTTGTAATTTTATCGTAGAATTTCATGTGTTTATTTTAAATTATTTATTAAATCATATTTATTATGACAATGCCTACAAAGTCTTATCCAATCAATTAAATTTCTTTTATAAGTGTGATCTTTATTTGCCCAATGTATCTGACGACCAGTTAATCCATCTTTACCACAATGTTCACATTTTGTTGGTTTACCCTTTTGTTCTCTGATCCATTTATGCAAACCAATATAACTTATGTTTAGTTTTTTAAATCCCTGATTCCAAGATATTTTATTTGCTGGGGAATTATTCCTACAATTTGCTGAACAATATTTTGCCGTTTGTTTCCTATAAGGTGGAACTTCAAATTCTTTTTTACAAATCTTACAAATTAAACTAACCTTTCCCCCTTTCCAACTTCCATTATTTTTTCCCCATCTTGCTTTAGTAATATATTTCATATATTTAGTAAATTATAGAACCAAGATGCCCAACTTTAGGCTTAGGGTCTGTATAAATTTTATATCCCACCTTCTTGGCTTCACGACAGAAAAACCAATCTTCACCCAACTTAACCTGTCCAGTATCGTGAAATTCAAAAGCAAACCAAGGTCTAGGAACTTTATTAAAAACATCACACTTAATAAGCATTATTCCTGTTCCAGCAGCAAAACATTCAAAAGTATCTTTATATTTTGGATCATCATTATTATCTAAATCAATATATTCTTTAGGTGCTACTTCAGCGGTAGATACAATTTTACCAGCAAGATATTTAGGCATTGTATCAACATTACCTCTTGAATGATATGCTGTTCCAACAATTTCCTTTTTATTTGCAATTAAAATATCTAACAAATCTGGTTCAAAAGTCATATCATCGTCTATAAAAAGCAAATAATCTGATTTGCTTTTAAGTGCCTGAACAGTTAAATAAGTTCTATTTTCAGCGATGGTGTAACCTTCAGAAGCTACTATAATATTAAAATCATAACCACCATGTGCAACAAGTTGTAACAAACACTGTAATGTTTCTGGTTGAAATCCTCTATTTGTTGGTAATGCTATACTAATATTCATAATCCTTTTTACTTATTTTTTATCTTTATAAAAATGACATCTAACACACAATCTTATCCAAATACTCAATATTCCCGCAAGCCAATATGCTTAATTTCTAAAGTATTATTAGCCCATACTTCAATTCCAGCATTTCTTGCATCTTCACAAAATATCCAATCATGACTTATTTTAATTGAACCATTTTTATTCCAAATATATTTAAACCATGGTTGTGGTAATTTTTTAAATACATCACACTTAATCAACATACAGCCCGTTCCTATGGCTTTTACCTTAAATAGTCCATCTGGTCGTTTATCATCAAAAAACTCTACTACGGGCTTCTGAACCTCATATTTGGTCATATAAACCCCACCTACTATATCCTTATCACATAACAACAATTCATCTAAAGTATCTGGTGGAAATATCATATCATCATCTATAAAAAATAAATAATCGCAATTACTATTTACTGCTTGTGCCGCTATATAATTGCGATTTTCTGAAGTATTATAACCACGAGTACTTACAATAATCTTATAATCGTATTTTGAATTAGCCACTAAATCTAATAATGATTGAGCAGTTTTTGGTTTAACTTTTCTATTTGTGGGAAGTCCACAACATATCTTTAGTTTTTTACTTTTATCTTCCATAGTGTTGATAATTATTATTTTTTGTCATATTCTATATGACATTTTCTACATAATGGCAAATAATCTTCTAAATTTCTACTACATAAATGGTCAACATTTGCCCAATCTTTTGCCTGTTTATCACAATGCAAACACTTGTATTCATTTGCATTGCCTTTTTTTGCTCTTATCCAATCATGAATTGATGAATAGGCAGCTTTTTCTCCTTTCCAGAAATGATGTTTTTTCCCTCTTGTCTTTAAATTTATACTTCCAACCATATCTTTTGCATAACATTCATGAGAACAATACTTTATCGTTCTTCCATTTCTTCTTCTTGTTACAAATTTTTTCCCACAATATTTACAAATATATTCAATTTGTCCTCCTAAATTTTTTCCTTTATTCCAAGGAATATAACCTTTTTTAAATGACATATTGTTGTGGAACCTTATCGGATATAGCGGTTCCACTTGCTTATCCGATAGGAACAATTAGTTAGTAATACTATTATATTAGCATTACCGTATTTAATTGTCAAAACAATAACTTTTTTAGCTAACTTTAGCCAAATCAAGCGACATTCACATCAATAAAGAACTCACTCAACTGGGCAGGCCAGTCAAAGCCATAGTCAATCCTACTTACAATGCCAAGACCAGATGCAGGAGCATTTGTGGTCACTGAAATTGGAGGATCTTCAATAAACTTAACTTTGCCCCATGTGCCAGTTAAAATACCAAGTTCACCTTGTTTCTTAATACCTGCGAATACATGATTAGCTGTATGAGAGTTTGATAAGTAGTGGTCAACACCCATGTATCTAAACGCCTTAGAAACTGGGATACCACTCTTTAACGCAATGTCAGCTTCTCTGAAACCATTAGCTTGTACAAATGCTTCTAACAATTCAAAGTCAGGAGCACGCCAAACAATAAAGATGCCATGTTTAACTGCTCTATCAACACCATTATTTTCGTATAGTTTTCGTTTAATTGCACGAATTATATCATCAATATTAGCAGCACTAACTGTAATTTGTGAAGTATCATCATCATCAGTATCTGCAAGATCGGTTACACCAAAATCTTTCCAATTAGTATGTTGTGCTAATACTAATGATTCCATTTTTTCTATTGCTTTATCACCATGATATTCAGCAATACTCATTTGATTCAAATAGGTCTGTTGGTATCTATCAGCTTCATCAATAAAAATAGCTAATTGTTGGATTAAACTAATAGTCAATGTTTCAGCTGTTAATGTGAACTGTGAATAAGCATAAGCTGTTCCACGAGTACCGCCCGCATATGCTGGTTCTGTACTTGCATAGCCACCAATAATAGCACGTTGATTGCTATAAATAACCTTCATTACGTCCTTCCATGTAGTAGGAGTAGCAAGTCGTTCTCTCATCTTTTTCACATAATCATATTTGTTCCAAATAGAAATAGCCATAAAATTTATATCTGATTAGTTTATGTGAATCAAACGACGACTACACCAGATTATCCAGTAAATAATTCTTCTGAAAACATGTTTTTACTTTCTTCTTTCTTTATTCTAGCGTTGATAACTTTTCCAGCAAGTTCTTGATCTTCAGGTGTTTTGTAAGTCCCGTCTGGATTTTTTTTATCTATCCAATAATCTACCTCGCTTGAAGCACTACCACCTGATTTACCTTTACCTTTAGGAGAACCACCTTCAGCTTCTCTTTGGTCTTTATTATCCTTTAATTGACTTTTAATATGTTTCATGTTTAAAATATCAGTTAAAGGAAGTTTAAGACGTTCAGCCTCATCTAAAACTAATTTTATATCATCGGAATTGTCTACTTTTTCCCCTTTTAAAAACGCTAATTTAGCATAATCTGGTTCGTTTGATTTTTCTTCCTTAGCTTTGGCTTTAGGTTTTTCTTCAACCTTAGCTTCAGCTTTTTTCTTCCAATGAGCTTTCTGGGCTTTATAAGTATCTCTTTCTTTTCTTAATCTTTTAATCTGTTGCCCTTCATTCTCTTGATTTTTGTCCTGATTTTCTTCAGGTTGTTTTTCATTTTCCATAATGGTTTTGTCATTAATTAATTTATTAAAGGGTTTATTCCCAAATTTATTTTTAAAACTTTTATGTTTTTTAATCTAAATCATCACCAGCGTCAATACAATCTAAATAAAATGCACCAATGGTTCTATCTGTTGCACCTTCTCCGTTTGTAAAGCTCTGTGTTGATGTTGCACCTTCAAGATCAAAATCAATTACAATAATATCATTCTTAGCAAATAAAAATGGTGTAGATGAAGCTTTACCAGTACCTTCATAATATGTACCATTTCCAAAAGCATCACCCTTAGCGTCTGTTGTTGTGTTTATTCCACCATATAAATCCCATCCAAAATCTTCACTTGATGTTCCAATAGCAAAAGCTGGCATAATTGTTCTTGATGTAGTAGCTGTCAAATAATCACCATCTTTATTAGTAGTTGTACCAACGCCCATATTTATAGCAAATCCACCTATATCATCCCATTGATAATAACGAGGATTTTCACACAACATAGCATCATCAATATTCTCATATAATCCACCAACATTTCTTAAAACAGTAGCAGTTGTTGTTGGTTGTATTGAAACAGGAATTGTAATATTAGCTTTAGCATCAGCTAATTGTGTTTCTCCGTGAAAAATAACATCATGATAAATATCTGAACCAATCGTACCTCCCAATTCAATTTCGTCTACCAGTTGCCCCTCTGCTTCATAGTAGTTATAATCACCCTCCACATTAACATTATTAGATACTGTGTAAGCATATAAAATACCACCAATACCTAAAACAGCAAGTAATGAAATAACTACGTAAAATATTCCATTATTTTTTCTTTTTTTCATACTTTTTTACTTTCTTAGTTTTTTTTACTTTTTTTAGAGGTTCGACTACCTCCTCCTTCTTTTTTTCTTTTTTTAATTTGTCTGCCTCTTTAGCTAAAATTTTATCAGCTAAAGAAGGCATCTTTACTTGTTTATTTTCTGTTAACATAAGATTTTTTTAATTATTAATTTATTTAAAATTCTTCGACTTTTACTGCTGTTATCCATGCTTGAACACCATCAGTAGGATCAGTTGATAAATCATCAGCATAAATAATAAATCTAGTCCAATCATAACCACTTGTTACAAATGGGAAACTTTTACCAGTTGTTGTGGCTGTACCTGGATCAAACTGAAAACCTACTGGCATTTGTCCAATAACAGTTGTAGTTGGAGTTCTTAATCCCATATTAGGACTCATATAATCCACAGTAGTTGTTCCAACATCAAAGAAATTTGTTCCATTAGAAGAACCCATTTGTCTAACATATAAAGTAGAAGTTGCTGTATCGCCTTTTGCCTGAATATTAAGTAAAACAAGATTAGTTTCTTTAGTATAAATTCTTTGAGTTAGTGTTGAACCACCATCAAGCATGTGTATGGAACTACCACTATCAGTAGTTGTTGAATTGGCAAATACAGTAATATATGGCAATGATTTCAGATTTGTAGAAGCCCCTATTAATGTTATTTCACTTGTATAACTACTACTCAACTCATTCCGACCTTTAATTACAAGATAACTTGTAAATGCTATTAGCAAAATTACTAATATAATAAATGCTTTTTTCATAAGTTTATTTGCTTTTATTAAAGCTGTTAGTTTTTAATTTATTATCTTTATATGATTGAATATCTGTTATGACTTTTTCCAATATGTTCTTTGCCTTCTCATAAGCTCTATATTTTTCTCCTAATAAGAAATTATCATCATCTTTTTCTATATTTGGTTTTTCTTGTTC